AACACATGCTTCTAGCAATCTTTGGGTTACTGATCGGGGCGGTCCTTCTCGGGGTCGTTGTCGGGACAATCGTTGCCGTACCAGTCATCATCGTCAGGAAGACGCGCGAGCGTCGGGCCAGGCGGGCAGGACAGGTAGACTTGTAAGACCCGCAAGGGACGGCAGGCTCGCCGCCGGACATCCGCAGATGTGGGTAACGCACCGTTCAAACGGGCGCCACCCGGGCCCGGAAGCAGAGCACCGTACAACTGAATAGCTAATCGGAACATGAGCCGATGGCACAACCACAGAGGACCCCCACCGCAGAACGCGGTGGGGGTCCTTTGCTTTGCCCAAAAATAGCACCGGCGTGTCTCAGTGCGATCACGCTTTTTCCCTGTCGTACGCTCAGGGGGAACCCAGGGAGGAAACCGTGCCGCAGCAGCAACGAAAAATGGTCGCGATCGACGTCGTAGAGACATCGGGCGTGGACCACCCGGCGCACCTGACCGAGGGCTGGGTCGTCATGAAGGCGGCCACCCCCGAAGTAGTAGAGGGCCTGTTCGGGTCTCTCAACACGATGAAAGGAACCAACGTGCCAGAGACCAAGACCGGCGCCACGGAGACCGAGAAGGCGGCCGCGCCGTCCGTTGAGGACCTCCAGAAGCAGATTGCCGACCTCAAGGCCCAGCTCGCAGACAAAGGCAAGGGAAACCCGTTCGGCAAGGCCGCGGAAGAGCAGACCGCCGAGGAGCTTCTCAAGAACGCCGACCTCCCCCAGCCCGTCCGCGACATGCTGGAGAAGAGCGCCCGGGAAACCGAGGCACTCCGCAAGCAGGCCGCCGAGGACCGCGAGGCTTTCGCTAAGGAACGCGACGCACGCCTCGACGCCGACGCGATCACCGAAGCCAAGGCCACCTACAAGTCGCTCGCGATCAACCACGGAGAAGTCGCCCCGGCACTCCGCCGCGTAGCGATGGTCAGCCCCGACGTTGCCAAGAGCATCGAGACCGCCCTCAAGGCAGCCGACGCGCAGCTCGCAGAATCCGGCCTCTTCACCGAGGTCGGGACCGTCGCCAAGGCCGCCAGCGCCGCCGGCGCGTACCAGGAGATCGTCGCCAAGGGCGAAGAGCTCCGCAAGTCCGACAGCTCCCTGACCGCCGAGGCCGCGTTCGCGAAGGCACTGGCGGCCGACCCCGAGCTGTACACCCGCTACCTCGAAGAATCGCAGAAGGGCGCCTAGGCCATGGCTTACGAGCAGAATCTTGAGTTCCTCACCCGGAACAGCACCAACGACCTTTCCAACACGGGCACCTACCTGTACACCGGCGTGAAGCTGGACGCAGCGGGCCAGATCGTCCCCGTCGCGGCCACCACGGACATTCCGTTCGGCGTCCTGTACTCGGACCCGAAGGCGGGCAAGGCTGCGGCCATCGCCACCGGCGGAGCAGCCAAGGTCAAGGCGGGCGGCACCATCACCGCCGGCCAGCAGATCGGCTTCAACGCAGCCGGGGCAGCCATCGCAGCAGTCACCGGAACCCCGGTCTGCGGCGTCGCCATGATGTCCGCAGCCGCGGGCGACATCTTCACCGCCGAGATCAGCTTCGGCTCCGTCTTCGTTCACGCCTAAATCCGGCTGAGCAGAACCAATAGAGAGGTAGCACAATGCCACAGCCCGGATTCAATGCATCGCACATTGACGCGGTCCTTACCAACCTGTCCGTCGCCTACATGCAGAGCGCAGACAACTACATCGCCCACAAGGTTTTCCCTGTGGTCCCGGTGGACAAGGCCAGCGGCCTGTACTTCAAGTACAACCAGAACGACTGGCTGCAGGACGTGGCCCAGAAGCGGGCCGACGCGACCGAGTCGGTCGGATCCGGCTACAACGTCGGGACGGACAGCTACTCGACCGACGTGTGGGCCTTCCACAAGGACGTTGGCGACCAGGTTATCCAGAACGCCACGAGCCCGCTGAGCCCGCTCACGGATGCGACGAACTTTGTCGCCAGCCGCCTCCTGCTCCGCCAGGAAGTTGACTTCGCCAACACCTATTTCAAGACTGGCGTGTGGGGCACCGACCTGACCGGCGTGAACGCGGCACCGGCCAACGGCAGCCAGTTCTGGCAGTTCGACAACTACACGAACTCCACCCCGATCAGCACCATTGAATCGGCGAAGGAGAACGTCGCCTCCGTCACGGGCTACGACGTGAACAAGATCGTTCTGGGCAAGCAGGTTTTCAATGCGCTCAAGAACCACCCGAACATCGTGGACAGGATCAAGTACACGTCGGCGAACGTTGTCACCGAGGAGCTGCTCGCACGCTACTTCGGTGTCGATGAGGTTGTGGTGGCCCGCACCCTTGTCGCGACCAACAAGGAAGGACAGCCGGACGGTGTCCAGTACATCTACCCCAAGTCCATCCTCATGGTGCACGCCGCACCGAACCCCGGCCTGCTGACCCCGAGCGCGGGCTACACGTTCTCCTGGAACGGGATCACCGGCACCAACGGCCTGACCGTCGGTACCTACCAGATCCGCATGGAGAACCTCAAGGCGACCCGCATCGAGTCGCAGGCCGCATGGTCGAACAAGGTTGTGGCCCCCAACTTGGGCGTCTTCCTGGCAAACGCCGTCTCCTAACCGGGGCAGGCATCACGGGACGGCCCGGCACCCAGCACGGGTGCCGGGCCGGACCTTTTTACGGGGACATATGGAGGACCATCGGTGAGCTGGACATATGAGGGCGACCTCGCGAACAAGCCGCGCGACCTTGTCCGCTATCTTCTCGGGGACGTTGTGGAGGGCAAATACAGCCCGGCCGACGGGGACATTGATTACTGGCTCAGCCAGAACATCAAGGCGGACGGGACCCCGGACGTGTACAAGGCGGCGAGCGAGACGGCCCGGGCCATGGCGAACAAGTTCGCAACAATGGTCGTCGCGGAGACCAGGATCGGGACGCTTCTCGTCAAGTACGACTTCCCGACGATGGCGCAGCAATACTACGAGCTCGCGGACAGGCTCCTCGCCGGCCGCACATCCATCGCGGAGGGCGGGCCCGTATGGGACGACAGCCAGCCGTCAGCGTTCGCTATCGGGGGCATGGATGACCCGGCGCTCGGCAACTTCATGTTTACGAACGGCGGGCTCGGGCTATGACCAATGCGTACGGGTTCGCGGAGGTCGAGCCGGAGTTCCTCGCGCTCATGCCGGTCAATGTCCGGATCACCCAATACCAGGGCAGGGACAGCTACGGTAAGGAATCGTACGCGGCGGAGCCGATCCTCGTCCCGATGCACATGGAGGACCGCAGCGAGGACCTGACGACGGCGACCGGGGAAACCCGGCCGGTATCGGGCAAGGCATACCTCGGCTGGGTCATCCCATGGCTCACAACCAACGACCGGGCAGAGACACCGTCGCTGTCGGCGGCGAGCGGATGGGATCTGACGATGATCGCGGCGGTCATCAACAGGTACGGGCCCGACGGCGTCCACCATCAGGAAATCTACTTCGGGGAACGCGGAGAGACGGGACACGGGGCCGGTGCCTGACGGACTTATTGGCAGCGTCGAGATCGTGGGCCATGACGAACTGGTCGCACTCATGGTCCGGGCCGGCGCGACCGCGCAACCCATGCTGGCGCGGGTGCTGAAAGAAGAGGCTGACCTCATCATGAGGAACAGCCAGGAGGAGGTCCCGCTACGGTTCGGGGCGCTCAAGAACAGCGCCCGGGTGCAGAACCCGGTATTTGCGGGCGGCGAGGTCTCGGTCACGCTGAGTTACGGATCGAGCGCGGTAGCGTACGCAATGTACCAGCACGCGGGGCAGCGCGAGGACGGCTCCCACGTTGTCCGCAACTATGGGATGTCAGCACCGGGCGGGAACGCCGCCGGCAACGGCAAGAAGAAGCAGTACCTGTCGGACCCGGTCGAGGCCGCAATCCCGGGAATGGACGCACGTCTCGCAATGAAACTAGAGGAGATACTCGGTGGCTGATCCGCAACTCATCGACGGGGCACCGACAGCCATGGAGCTGATCGCTGACCTTATCATTGCGAAGACCCCCGGCGCGGCACTCAATAAGGATGTTTTCACGGCGTATCAGCAGGACATCAACGGACTGTGCCGGTTCGTGATGGACGCACCCGGCGGGGCCCCAATGTTCACCATGGGCACAGGGATAGCGCTCGAGGAGCAGGTTATTGAGGTGGTGGTGCAGGGCGACCCGACGGACTATGTCCAGTCCCGCACGGAGGCAATGCGGCTCCGGTACCTGATCGCCAACCAGGGCGAGTTCACGAGCCGGGGGCTCCGCATGCTGTACGCCATGCCGGGCAACATCAACAGCCAGGGCAGAGACAAGAGGAATCAGGAAATCATGAGCACGATGTTCACCGTCACCCTTGATCCGAGCTACCAGTGAGCGACGCGCAGCAGGTTTACGACGAGGCGATGCACGCGCTCGAGAAGGCGGTCATCGCGATCGACGCCTCGCTCAGCACCCTTGTGCTGGCGCGTGAGGCGCTGATGGACCGGGCCCAGGACCTTTCCCGGGCGCACCAGGGCGGGAAGGAGCAGCCGCCGGAGCAGGACCCGACGGCGGTCATGGGGCAGCCGGTCCCGGAGAATTGCGCACACACGGCGCCGGCGATGGAAACGGAGACGATGGCGGGGCTGATACGGTTCTGCGGGGACTGCGGGCAGCAGTTGTGAGCCGGTACATCGCTACGGACATCCGGCCGCGCTGCAGGCAGTGCCGGAAGCTTCTCGCGGAGTCGGTGACGCGGCCGTGGACGATTGGGTGCGGCCGGTGCAAGACGGAGAACCGGAGCACTGACGGGACGATTCCGCGTGAGACCCGCATCACCGAAGACACCGAAACCTAGGTTATTATTGGGGTATGAGCGAATCACAGACCCCCATATATGACCAGACCGTCGAGGCCCAGGGCTGGGACCCGGCCACCACGGTAGCCGTAGAGATCGACGGCAACACCGCCACGGGCACCCTCAGCCCGGAGCAGGCGGCACAGATCAAGCACGGAAACCTTGGCGGGTACAGCATCCGCAAGGGCGGCAAAGCTTTCGGGCGGCGCAAATGAGTAAGACCATGGTCGAGATCATCCACGAGCACGCGAAACACGGCATACAGGACGGGCGGCACGTCTGCCAGGGGAAGGGCTGCGGGCACGTCTACCAGGGCGAGGGCTACCCGGAGAGCATCGTCGTGACGGCGCACGTCGTGAACCGGCTGAACGCGGCAGGCTTCGGCTCCATGCGCAACGCATGGAACGAGGGCCACGACGCGGGCCTGTCCGACATGGACAGGACGTGGCGCAACTCCACGTACAAGGC